TAGTAATTGTCTTAAGTACTTTCCTGTAAGGAAGACACTTGAAGAGTTGGAAATTGGGGTTGACTTTTTTAACCCGAGGTAACATGTTTACAGTATATGCGAAATCTGGTTGTGGGTTTTGTGACCGACTGGTAGATTTCATGAGTAAGAACAATATCCAATACACCAAGTTGATGTTGGGTGAGGATTATAGTGTTGAGTCCTTTCTTAATAAGTTTGGAAGAGGTACTACTTTCCCTCAGGTTGTCTTTAATGACGATAACCTTGGAGGGATGAAGGATACTGTGAGGTATCTGGTAGAGAATTCATATGTACAATAAGGATCAACTAAATATCAATATGGGATTTGAGTCGATGATCCCAAAACCTTGTAAGAAGGAGGTTGATGAAAGAGAGATTTACAACAGTAATCTAAGCTTCAGTCTCTTTGGGTATACATTTTGTATTTCCATTAATTTTAAATCTGCGAGGTAAAAAGATGTACACGGTTCTTTTTTCAGTACTATTTCTTTTAGTTGGTTTGACTATTGGTTGGATGGTTAACGAGAAGTATCTAACTATTACAGAAGTCAACCGTCATGAATATGAAGACTTATTTCAGAAGAACCCACATCCTGAGATTTTCGATTCTAATGGGGATGTAGATCGAGGGGACTACTACACCCTCTTCATTGACCCGGCATACTTTGAACAGTTCAGTGAAGATCTATTTGATGAAGATATGTAAATAATTCTCAAGGGGGGTCGACAGACCCCCTTTCTTTTGTTAGTATATGGATAGGTAAACATAAGGGGATACCCCTTACAACTAAATGACTATTCTTGTAGACGCCAATCAGATCGCTATCAGTCATCTGATGGTTCGCAATAAGATCGATCAGAAGATTGATATTGACAATATTCGCAAGTCTATTGTTCGTGTTCTGGGTAGGATCTCCAAAAGGTTTGGTGGTGAATACGGTAAGATGGTTCTGTGTTATGATGATAAAAACTATTGGAGGAGAGACGTCTTTCCTTTTTACAAAAAGAATCGTAAGAAGGAGAGAGAAGAGTCCCATATCGACTGGGATGCGGTGTTTTCCGTACTAAATATTATACGAGATGAGATTAGAAAGAACCTCCCATTTTCGGTTCTTCAAATCCACGGCGCAGAGGCTGATGATATCATTGGCAGTCTCTGTATTCACAACTCCCATAAAGATTCGCCAGAGAAGATGTTGATCCTCTCTGCCGATAAGGACTTTATCCAACTCCATCGGTTCTCATTTGTAAGCCAATATGATCCGATCCGGAATCGTTGGATAACTAACGACAACCCAGTACAGTATCTCCAGGAACATATCATTCGTGGTGATCGATCTGATGGGATTCCCAATATCCTTACCTGTGATGACGCTATTGTTTCTGGTAAGGTACAGAAGAAGATGAGTAAGGATAAGATTTCTGCTCTTGCTTCTATGGATCCTGAGAACTTTACCAACTATATTCGGTTGCGTAACTGGAAGAGAAATGCTCAGCTGATCGACTTCTCTTACATCCCCCAATCCGTCGTTGAACGTATCTTGTCCGCACACCACAAGAGTCGTCCACCAAAGGCGGTTTCTGTGGAGTACTTCATTCAAAACAACATTCAAGAATTACTGGAGGAATTCTCTTAATGGCACGTCCATCAACTCCCAAACTTCCCGTTAGTAAGACTCTAATTTCTGAGGTTCTGCAACGGGTTTCCAATGCAAAAACCAAAGCCGAGAAGGTTAAAATCCTTCAGGAGTATAAGTCTCCTGCTCTTACTACTGTTCTTCTTTGTAACTTCGCAAAGAGTATTTCCTTTGTCTTCCCTGATGGTAAGACCCCATACACTCCTATTGATCGTCCAAAGGGTATTGAGCACCAATATCTGTATGCCGAGTATAGTATGCTTGAGAAGTTCATCAAGAAAACTATTAATGGTGTGACCTACTTTGGTTGTTCTGGTACTCCCCAACCCAGACTCCAAATGATTAAGAAGGAGAAACTTTGGATCCAGATCCTTGAAGGACTTCACTCCGAAGAGGCAGAACTTCTTGATTTGTTGAAAGACAAAAAGATTACAAGTAGGTACAAGATCACGCGTCAGAATGTTATTGATGCATTCCCCGAACTCAAACTACAAGAGGAAGTATGACACCAACTGAGGTATCTCAACTCATCCTTGAATTGAAGGACATCATTGAGAGATTGGAGTCGACTCAAAAGGTGGACTCCACCTACACACTAAATCTGGATTATAGTGAGGTTTTAGACTACTACTCAAACGAAGATCATGATCAACAGAAAGACTAAACGCCTAGTAAAGAAAATACTCAAAGAGAAACGGGACATGTATAGTCCTCAGGAACTTGCTTACATGGAGATCCAATTGGAACTTCGTAAGAGACTCAAGAAAGAAAAGAAAGACAAACTTCGTAAGGAGAAGGGTTTCACCAATGACTGATATCAGATTGGAAAGGGAACAACACAATGTTTCGTTGGTGAGTGTTACTCCCGATGCAGAGGAACAGATCGTATACATGGCTCGGGTTTCTAATCCGAAGAACCAGAGTAACATGGAGACTGCTCCTAGACTTATCAAGTATCTGATCAAACACAAACACTGGAGTCCGTTTGAGATGGCTTCCATGCAGTTGGAGATCAATACTACCCGTGCTATTGCAGCTCAGGTTCTTCGTCACCGCTCTTTCTCATTTCAAGAGTTCTCTCAGAGATACTCTGATGTTTCTGACCTTCCTTCGATTGGAGTTCCTCATCTCCGTACTCAGGATCAGAAGAACAAGCAGGCAAGTCATGATGACTTGGATTCTGAAACTCAGGTCTATCTGGAAAAGGAGATCTCTAGACTTTATGCAAATGCACAAGACCTGTATAACTTTGCACTTTCCAAAGGTGTCGCTAAGGAATGTGCACGCTCGATCCTCCCACTAGGTACACCCACCAGAATGTATATGAGTGGTAGTATTCGCTCATGGATTCATTACATTCAAATTCGTGCTGGAGAGGAAACTCAACTGGAACATCGTCTGATTGCTCAGGGTGCCAAAGAGATCCTTAAGGAACAGTTCCCTAACATTGCTGAGGCATTGGAGTGGTGACGAATCCTAAGACTGTGGAGGAGTCCAATACTGGACTCTTTCGTGCGACTATGAACTTACCAGAGGCTGCTGATCATTGTGGGATGACTGTAAAGGAGATGAAGATGACTTTCAGAGAATATCTGAAGTATCACTCCCCAACTTACCAAACCCCTGATGAACAGTTAGAATTTGATCTATAAATAGCAATTAACCTATCTTTAAAAATGGCTTCGTATCCTGTAATTAATAAAGAGACTGGTGAACAAAAAGAGGTCGTGATGAGTGTTCACGAATGGTCCAAATGGTGTGACGATAATCCTGATTGGAAACGAGATTGGTCCGATCCCTCTACTTGCCCAGGTACTGGTGAGGTTGGGGATTGGAAATCCAAACTAGTTAATAAGAATCCGGGTTGGAAGACCGTACTTGACCGTGTCAAGAATACACCAAAATCACAAGCAAGGGATCTGTACTGATGGCAAGAACCAAAAAGACTACTCCTTCCCCTAAGGAACCCGCAAAGACGAGGGAGCGTCGTAGACCGACACTGAACTCTGACATGATGTCAGATATCCAACCCCTTACTGATAACCAGGAACGTTTGTTCAATGCCTGGGATGATGGTAAGCATATGTTTATCTACGGGTCTGCCGGAACTGGTAAGACTTTCTGTGCCCTCTACAAGGCCCTACAGGACTGCTTGAGTACTACTCCCGTATATGACGGGGTATACATCGTCCGATCCCTCGTATCGACCCGTGAGATGGGTTTCCTTCCTGGTACTCAGGATGAGAAGGTAGAACCCTATCAGGACGTGTACCGATCCATGGTGAAGTACATGTTTGAGATGTCCTCTGACGAGGGATTCGATATGTTGTACTCACGTCTGAGGGCACAGGGAACTATTAAGTTCCAATCCACTTCCTTCCTTCGTGGTGTAACTCTGGATAATTCTGTTATCATT